AGCATTACCACCCGTGTTACCTATTTCTCTAGCCCCGGCTATAGTACCACCAATTACATTCTCAGCAGCGCCACCGAGCTTTTCAATTGCATCTCCAAATAAGAATGTACCAGCGCGCTGACTGATTGGTGAAAAAGTATTTTCATACTCACTTGTAAAACCTCTTATATTATCATCAAAGAACGGAAAATTAAGATCTGCTAACACTGCACTAGATGAGTACATATCTTTATAAAACTGCAAACCTGGGTTGTTTCCTAATTTTTCAGCTCTTGCAGATGAAGAGGCGATATTGATATAACCATTAATGAATTGCTGAAGCTGTGAAAACTCCATTTTATAAGCCGTTACATACGCATTTGGTGTTTGTTCTCTTAACTTAGACCCGGCAGGCGCAGTCGTCCAGTCATAGTCATTTACTATGTCGTACGTCTGCGGTTTGCTACCCTCTCCAAAAGGATTTGTATACGCCTCGGCCATACATATATTTATGTCGCCATACCTGGCGTATGCATGCTATATGGCGAATTAAAATAACTACTTCTACTATCTTGGTACGTAGGCCCGGATAAATCACCCTGTAATTCATTACTTTGAGGTATTGGAACGTTAGGTAAAGCTGGTGTATTACCGCCACCAGCTGGTTTTTTAACTAGTATTTTTGTAAGCTCTACTAACTGATATAGATATTTGTTAGATGTTTCAATTGCAGCTATTTGAAGCGCTGCTAGCTTACTAGAACTACCGCCTGATTCACCTAATAGCTGACTTATAGCGCCTCCCTTCTTCATTCCTAAAACGTCATCTTTTGAGCTAAACGGCGTTATTACTCCTCGTTGTATTATAAAGTCTTGTAGTTCTTTTTGCTTAAGTGCTTGTGTGTCGCCAGCCTGAATGGCTGCCATTTTTTTCTCTGTTAAGCTTGGGAAGGCACCTAAAACAAATTTACCAAGCCCGGTCATATCAAACTGATCAGCTAAAATACCGGCTACTTTTCTACCAACAAAATCTCCAGCTATAAACCCTAAGAAGGTTCCAAGTCCCCCGGTTACCGAGCCAAGCGCTGTTGCTAATGCGGCTCCTGCTGCAACACCTCCTAAGCCTTCTACTACACGTTTACCTACTTGTTGTTCTAAATCTTCCATCGAACCTTTAGGATCTTTAGCGTACTTATTAATATCAAAAGCAGCGAAAGCACCTTCAATTACACTTCCAATAATAGGTACCCGTCTTAAGACCCCGCCTAATAATTTTTTACCAGGGCCGGCCATCCATTTTCTTATACCGGCCCAAGCTGCTCTTAATGGCGCGCCAGCTAACTTTCCCACATATTTTATTCCCTCTACTGCCTTACCACCAATAAACTTTGCACCCTCGACACCCTTTTTTAACAACTGCCCACCGCCTGAAATCACCTTACCACCGAAGTCCTTAATCCCGCCAAAAAATCTTGAAGCTAATGACGGTTTTCTAGCTGCTTGTTGCGCTACTTGCGAAGTTGCTCCTGGTACAGCAGATGCTGTAGATTTTGCTAATGCCGGAAACAATTTTCCTATACCTGGTATTTTTTGAAGAGCTCCCTTAAAAAAGTTACCAACAGATGTTAAAGCACCAGTGATAATATTTTTTGCAGAAGTAAATACACCCTTAACAGCATTTACACCTCCAGATATAGCAGATCCAAAAGCCTTCCACACAGGTAAGTTTCTGAAACCTGTCCACAGCTTACTAAAAAATTTACCTATTCCAGATATGGCACCTTTTAACATGTTCCAAGCACCCCGGCCTAATCCTTTAATAGCATTCCACACACCTCTAAATATACCTTTTAATATACCCCAAGCTTTTCCTATACCCCATTTAATAAAGCCCCACACTTTTCCACCTACAAATTTAATAGACTTCCATAACCAGTTACCTATAACCCTGAGAAGAGCTCTACCTGCGCCTGTTTTTCCAAGCCCGAGCATACCTAATAACCCGGTTAACCACCCTAAAAGGCCTTTACCTTGCTTTTTTCCATCTTCTGATAATTGCTTAGATACATCTTTAGCAGTTTCTGTTGTTGCAGCAACGGCTGTTTTACCCTTTTCATCTGGCTCGTACTTCTTTTTTAATCTAAACCACGACTCAACAATAATATCCATCTTATTTCTGAGCCGGGCCTTTTCAGTTGTTTGAAGAGTTGCAGATACCTTCTGCTGCTTTTTATTAACTCCCGGTAAAGTAGAGTTTGTAATGTTTTGAGCAATTTTTTGAAGCGCGCCAGAAGATTCACTTTCATCCCCTCCCATTTGACCGAGGAGGGCTTCTGCTTCAGTTGCCGTTAAGATGTCACCAGGTGTAGCCACCTAAATATTTATTCGTCTACTGAAGTATCGAAAAATTCAGCATCGATATTAACCTCAACATCATCAACAGTTAAGATGTCACTGTTGTACTTATTAACCTTTTCAATAAAGTCAGAGATTTTAGAGTACATGCTTAAAGGAAGCTTTTCTACAATTTTTACACGTTCATGAATCCTAATATCGTCCATTTCGAGTACACTATCTTCTATTTGTAGACTATCAACATACTTAATAATCTCATATATATACAGCTTACCCACGCCATCTTTTGCTAACTCCTGGTCTTGATCAATTTCTTGATCACATTTACTTAGTAAAATACTCTCTTGTCTTAAAGTTGGAACCCTTAGTACTAACTGAACACCGTCCTTTTTAACAGTAGCTGTGTCTTTAATATCAAACGAAATATTTTTAATATTATCAATAACCTTTTGTAGCTCTATAGAACCAGCTTTATTTCCTAAAGCATGCTTTCTTAACGATACAATGAAAGGTAACTTATCATATACTTTAAGATCTGTTAGCCCTGTATTATCTGTAATAATTTTATTAAGGGTTTTACTAAAATCTAGAGTACCTCTTATACCGTCTAGCATAGAGGAAATTAAATCTTTTTGCTGTTTTAAATTTAAAGGCTTTGTTGGTACTTTTTTGCTTAAGGATGGTACAAACACATCAATAGTTTTATCATTGAGTTTATCTAACTTTGTTAGAAAGGAAGAAACATTTTTACTCATACACTTATTTAGCTATCCTCTTGCTTTTGCAAGCTCGTGCTTTGTTTCTCGAGTTCATCAGAATACATTTTATAATAATCTTCTATTTCCAAATACGTACAATTGGTTAAAAAGGTAATATCTGGTATTCGCTTACACAATATAAAAAGCATTTCTCTATAATTTTGATCATCGATACAATCAAATAGCCTAGCAATAAAAGCCGGTAGCGTTTTATCTAACATGTTGAGCTTAATTTCATCTATTTCTAAGTTTTTACGACCTTCGAATACACTTACATTAAAATGAGATTTATTTTTCCTAACAAAATCCTCAAGATGTTCAAAAACAGACTCTGGTAATTTACTAATAACTTCATTATATTCATCGTCTGTTAAAGTAGGTACAAATATTTTATCGCCGTCGAGTTCTATACTCTCAATGAGAGAAAATACGAAATCAGTACTACCTAAGTTAAATCTAGATGGGTAATTTAAAACGCATCTCATCTCATCTATATCTACAGTCTCTTTTATATCGTCAAAAGTACCTACGTTTTTTCTTAGAAGATTTAAGTCAATATTCACATTACCCTTGGATGACCCAACAGCAATATTTTCACCAATACACTTCTCACGCAGAATAAAGAAGGTAAGTAATTTTTCTGCTACGTTTAACCCTTTTGTTAGGATAAATGACTCTAAAAACTCGATAACCCCTACTGTAGTTGAATCTCTATACAAAGATATTTTTCTTAGATCTTTATATAGAATCTCTTTTACAAAAACTTCCTTCTTATTAGGAAGAATAAAGGATACATCCATGCTATTAATTATAACTGGATATAATTTTTGAAAGCAAATGTTACTGTTTTTTGCTTAAAATCATCATCATTATAATTTAAACTATACCCCTCAACATTAGTTGGAAACACATCGGTAAACCTATATCCCTTTCTCATCTCCCCGCGATTATTGTACTGTCTAAGCTCAACAGCCGTACATAGTAAATCTCTTTCAATGAGACCGTGAGTAGCAATAGCTATCATCCAAGGTCTAAAGAAAATATGCTCTAAGTCTTCTTCTGTATCAAAGAAATTAATTGCGAGGTTTCTTTCTAAGAAATTCATTCTTCGTTCAGCACCAAATGCAGGGAGGTAGTTACCTTTATTAATTTCACCACCTGGAGCTAAAAACTGTGTGTTTTCCTGAGGTACTGTTACTTCACGAGCTGCTAATACGCTACCGTTCTTTGTAAATTCCATTGGCTCGTTCTTAACACGCCACCCTTCATCAGCATCATATAATGCACGTTGTATTGCTGATGGCAGACCTACAGGGCCACTAGACGAACTTCCAGGCACTCCGGGTTGACCAGGCTGTAACGCTCCAGCGTTACTGTATTGAAAGTTAACCTTCCATAATGTAGGTAATGAGAGAAAGAACTTTCTATCTCTACTATAACCATCTAGGAAATCATAGGCCTCGCGCATTAATAATATTTATTCAATAACCTATGTTAGAGAAGCGCCTTATCTAGCGTTAGGGTATTTTGTAAAATCCCTATAGAAGTGATATGCAAAAGTGACCGGGAAATTTAATACAGCACCAGAGCCTTCGGCTATAGTGTATTCAATATCACCGATGTTTCTTATAGATGCACCAACCAATTGAATGTTTCTAACATCACGAAGTTCTTTATCAATTTGAACTAAGTTAATAATTGACTCTTCACCAGGCATACCATATTGACCAGTTGAGGTCTCATTATCAAAAACATCTCTTGAAGCTCTTTCAAGTTTTGTTCTTATTTCACAATTTTCATCATGATAGAAGTTAATAGAATAACCTTCAGCGTTAGGGTATGTTGCTCGTCCTGGAACTTGGAACTGCTGTCCGAAGTAATCTACGTTTTTGTTCTCTATCGTCCTTCCAGGAAGTGAAGCTGTCCTAGCATATACTAAATCCGACTCACCGTCTAGAAAAGTACCACCTACTAATTGTATTTGTTTTACTCGGAATAAGAAGTCTCGAGAAAATTGCTTTCGAGCTGCCCTGGAGAAGAAGTCTTGAATAGTTGTTGCCATAATATTATTTATTAAATGTTTCTATTAACCGCCGATTATCTCTTCGAAATTAGCATCTGTTCTAGTTGCAAAGAAGTTAACTAAGATATATTCAGCCGTTCTAGTAGGCTTAATGTATATATCTACAACTAACTCATTAGCATCAATTACTGATGGCGTATTATTTCTTTGATCACAAACAATCAGGTAATCGAACACCCCTTGATTGTTCTTAGCTCTCTCAAAAATAGGCGTCAGAGCGTTTACAAGTCTTGTTCTAGTAAACTCTGTATTATTCTCAAATACAAAGAACCTTGTAAGCTTTCTCGTTGGTCTTTCTAGATTTAAGAAGAGCCTTCTTACATTAATTCTATCGAATGCACTAGGCTTCTTATTTAAAGTCTTCTGTCCGAATATTACTAATCCCTGCCCTGGGAATTGTGCTACAGGGTTAAGATTAGCCTTATATAATTCGTCTCTCTGCTTCTGATTAGGATTAACTGCTATATCATTAGCGTTTGTTACAAGACCTCTTGTGAATCCAGCTGGCGCAAACCATGGGAAGGCTACAGCATCTGTTCTAGCCATCGAGCTAGCTGCAAATGGTGAGAACGGCACGTAAACGTTTTGTCCAGAATATTCATCGTTCACTAATGCCCAGTTAGCATAAACTGCTGCATAAGATGTGTTCTGAGTTTCGAACTGATGTCTCGTTGCCCAGTAAATTCCAGTTTGGAAGTTACGATTTTTATCATCGAGGTATTTAACCTTTCCATTACCTTCAATAAAGATCTGTCTAATTGGATCAGCAACAAAAATACAATCGCCCCTTCCACCTCCTAAGTATGGCGGTGAGCAGAATGATTCAAATTTATTGAATACAGCGTTATAATCATTTCTTAATTTAATTCCTGCCGTGTCAGTAAGCTCTTGTGAAGTTCTTAATCCATCAACAGCTGTTTTTGTAGCACCGTTGTATAAGAACTCATCGTAATAAGTTGTTCCTGCTGCACTAGTAATTGCTGCAATGGTTCCTAACCCACCTTCAACAACCACATCAATATCATATAGATCGTTGTTCTTAATACCTTCTAACGCCCTGTCGACCTTATTAGGAATATTACCAATATCTTTATTAGTAACAGAACTATCACTAAATGCACCGAGCGGATATAAGCTATCTGCTTTTCTTAAATGCGATTGAGCTGCAAGTTGAACCTTAACATCTTCATTAATTCCTGTTTCAGTAGAAGACATATTCTCTGTTAATGCAGTAGTATATACTCGGATACGCTTCATGACGTTACCATTTGCATCGAGTGCATCTGTACCTCTTAGGCGATTAGAAATATAATCATTAACAAGCACTTCTACGTTTCTTGAATTATTATCAGCATTTTCAATGTAATCAGATATTTGTGCACCCCCGTTAGGGTCTTGTTGGGTTGAGAATGCATTAATTGACCCTGCCATTCCATCGGTAACAACATAATCAAGTTTAAATGCTTCGTTAGCGTAAATCGATTTACGTAACTTAAAGACACCTAAGTTAAGAAGATCATCATCAGTTCTATTACTAATATCATAATCTGTGAAGTTATCGATAACTTCAGATACTGAATTTGTTGTTCCGTCGTTAGAACCAGCCGATAACTTAAACTCTAGCACTGAATTACCGAGTGTTGTGTAAGATTCTACACCGTTACCGCTAAGAGAGTTACCGGACTGAGTTACTGTCTTTGTAAATAAAATATTGTCAAAATCAGTTGCTGGATTTAAGTTAGTGTTGTCAGCTAAACCAACATAATAACCTTCGAAATTTGGATTAATTGTTGTTGTCGACTTATTCAGTACAACAACACCAGCCCCACCAGCTCCGGATAAACCATATTCACCGAAACCTGTCGATGAAGCTGTGGAATCCCATGTAAAGGCTGTACCAGCCACTGCCTTAAGGTAATCCGATTCACTTATCTCAAAGTGAGTAGGCTCACCAAGAACGTATGTTCCAGATAAGACATTTAAGTCATACGAAACACCTTGATCAGAAGCAGCTGATAATGTAAATGTGGCATTAGCTTCAGTAAATGGCTCTGCAACAGATGGACCAACTTTCGGCACTCCGGGTACCCTCGGTACGTCTCCGCTTAAAGTAAATTTCTGACTATTAGTGCCTAGTGCATTAGCGACTGTACCGGATAATGCATTGTCATTTGCAAACCCTACAAGGGCTTGTGAACTTAAACTAATCCCTCTAGCTATTTCCGTACGAAGTGTTGCGATAGAGGAGGTATTATCAACGTTAATTATTGCATCGAACGATGACGGCATGCCGACATTAAAGGTCGTGCCGTATACGTTACCCCCAAAACCGTCTCCGTCACCCGGCGCGTTTAATCTTGTACCAGAGAAACCAACTACAAACGAAGATAATGATTCCTCTCCTGTGCTACCGTCATGCATGTTACTATCTTGGAATACAAGATAAGCACCTGAAAGAGCCGCACCAGACGAGAATTGATATGTGCTACCTTCGTTGACAAAGTCAGTAATTGCTAACTGGAACGTACTAACTTGGTTACTTTCTGTATCACCTGTTACTGTAACAACCGGGTAAACTAAAGCACCATATTTAGATCCAAATCCATCTCCTGACCCGGCGCCATATGGCAATCGGCTAGCGTAAACAGTAGCTGGTGAGTTTAATAATTCGTTAATCGAGTAGTGAAAGTATCTTTCTGCAGAGTTTGTCGGAGTTCCGAAAACCTGAACTAATTCTTGTTTAGTTGTTATAGTAAGGACTTCATCTATCGGTCCTTGTTGTGCAAATCCTGTAACGTAAACGTTAGTACCAACATTTGCTGGTGCGGTAAGGGAAAGATCTGATTCTCTAATTTCTACTCCGGGTGAGTTAATCGTACGCTGTGCCATAAAATTATTTATCCTTCTTTAGACAAATATATTCAAAAATTTATGACTTCGGTATGTAATTGTGAGTAAACAAAGGTGAATCCAGACGTTATCTCGTCTGGATTTTGATAACTATACTCTACCCCGTTTACTGTGGTAGGAAATGCTTTAGTATATGTAAATTTTATACGATTATTGTTAAATTCATCCTTACCATAAATCGTGAGATCTGTTTGATAATCTTTAAAAGTTGGATCGCCTGCGTTTGTATTAATTTCTCTCTCATTATACCTACCTTCATATTCACTATGTAAAAGATTCAGCCATTGATATAGCACCCAGTAGTTCTTATACTCATTATCTACATTAAAGCTTACACTTACAGGTGGGTATGGATTCTTACTATGTGATGAAACATACAAAGTACTACCAGCATACCTATTTTCAACAGCTGGTACAGTTATCTCTGGTACTGCTGAACCAAATACTGAAAACTGAACTGCATCAGGAACAATTAATGTGTTTGTTTGCTTGTGTTGGAACTTTTTACTAAATTCCTTTAAAATAGA